AAGCGGTTGCTGGATTGGTTGCCGGAGAGAATAAGCGCATAGAAGAGGCTTGGAAGAAGGCTCAGTATGATGAAGCTGAGGCTATTGCTGATGGCGCTCTAATGGATCAACTTGAAGAGCTAGAGGCAGACGTTGCTTAAATGGGCGTTGTCCAAGGAATGAGTAATGCGGTATACCACTCGACCAGTGGTATATCGTCCTCTGCCGTTAAGTCGGTGTACAAGAAATCACTAGCACATTGGAAAGGCGAAAAGCGTGTACAGACCGCTGCTTTCACTATGGGAACAGCCGTCCATGCACTCCTTTTAGAAGAAGATCGTGACCTTGTTGTGCGAGGGCCAAAGACAAAGAGTTCTAAGGCTTTCACAAGCATGAAAGAGACTCTGAATGAAGACCAAGTACTTCTGACAGAGGTAGAGTATGCGGTAGCCAAGAAGATGGCCCGTACAACGCTACAGAACAAGCACTGTAAGGCTCTGCTACGCCATAATGACAGGGTAAACGAGGTAAGTGTCTTCGCTACCTGTCCTAATACTGGGTTGCAGCTAAAGACTAGGCCGGATTTACTGATTGAGTCAGAAAAGACAGTCTACGATGTAAAAACCACTATGGATGCAAGTCCTATGGGATTTACTAGGGAGTGCTTCAAGTATGCCTACGATATTCAGGCTGCTTTCTACCTGTATGTATGCAAGTTGGCTGAGATTGATGTAAACTCCTTCAGTTTCATTACTGTAGAGAAGTCTGCGCCTTACTGCTCTCACATACACACTGTCAGTGAAGGTCTTTTAGACAATGCTACTGAGAGAATGCATCGTACCTTGGCTATCATTGCTGATGCTAAGGAAGAAGAGAAGTATGACACAGGATGGGGTGACTATAGCATCATTGAGTTACCCTCATGGCTATAAAGGCTCAGAGTGCCAAGGCTAAGGGTAGGCGGCTACAGCAGTGGGTTAGAGATAAATTATACTCTACGTTCCCCAAGTTAGAAGACGGTGATATTCGCAGTACTTCTATGGGGGCTGGGGGTGAAGACCTTCTCCTATCACCCGCTGCCAGACGCTGCTTCCCTTACTCAGTAGAGTGTAAGTCTAACAAAGCATTTGCTGTCTATAAAATCATGGAACAGGCGACTGAGAACTGCCCCAAGGGTGCAGAACCTTTAGCCATTATAAAAGGGGATCGCCAGAAGCCTTTGGCGCTCCTAGACGCAGAACATTTCTTCAAACTAACCGCTAGAAAGTAATCATGCCAAAATCAAAAATTGATGCAAACAGCATCCGTCTTGATATTAAAATAGATCAGGACACCGATATCGTTGACCTTGAGATATCCCATAATCTCAGTGCTACGATGGAAGAAGCCCAAGTGATGTTCTACTTGGATGCTATCAACGGTCTTACATATAAGATCAAAGCTGAGATCGAGACACTGGCCTTTCAAGGCGCTCTGCTTCGTGAAGTTGCTACTCTTCGTTCTATCATCGATGAAGATGACGAGGATGAAATAACTTTCGAGCCTGACGAAGAACTATTGGAGATTGTCAGGGAGAAGCGGAAGGATAAAGACGGCAACGTAGTAGACTTCAAGAAGAAGCTACACTGATGCAAGACACTATCCGTGAAATGAATAGAGCGGAGAAGAGAGCCGCCATATTACGCGCTGAGGCTAACCGTAGGGATATGGTTAATAAGCCACCTCACTACAACTCATCCGCTATTGAATGCATTGACGCAATGGAAGCTATGTCAGAGGGGGCTAAGGTTGAGCCTCACGCTGCATACTGTTGGCAGAATGCTTTCAAATATCTCTGGAGATGGCCCTACAAGAATGGGCTGGAAGACCTAAAGAAGTGCCGCTGGTACTTGGACCGTTTAATTGAGGAACTAGAAGAATGATCACACAAGAAGATATTGACGCCGTAGCATCTCTAGCTGAACCGTTAGATAAAAAAGAATTGAACCAAGCTGGTTGGGATAGCGTAGAACCTGACTGGGTTGTTAATCATATGACACCATACGAGATGGTGCGTGATTTTGCTGTTCGCATGGAGCAACCACTTGACCAAAAGTGGCAGAAGGACGCTGATCTGGAAACCCTTCGTTGGTCTTTGATTTCAGAAGAATATGGGGAAGTCTGTGACGCAAGTGCAGACAATAAACCAGACAACATGCTCAAGGAAATAGCTGACCTTGCGTATGTACTTTATGGCTATGCAGCCACCTATGGATGGGATTTAGACGTAGCCATACGCCGTGTCCACCACTCCAACCTTTCCAAGCTAGGCTTAGACGGCAAACCTATCAAGAATGAGGCAGGGAAAGTCGTTAAAGGCCCGAACTATAAATATCCAAACCTTTCCGACTTAGTGGAGCCAAAATAATGAAAAGAAACGAATAAGGACCAACTCTGAATATCTCTGAAGAAATCCACGCTATGAAGTATCGTAGTGAGGGGGAGACATTCCGCGAAGCAATGACCCGCGTAGCTGAAGCCTTGAAAGACAATGAAAGTCATTTTGATAACTTCCGGCACATTTTATCTAACCAGCGTTTTCTTCCGGCAGGGCGTGTGCAATCTGCTATGGGCGCACCGCGTAAGGTGACGCCATATAACTGTTTTGTTAGCGGTACGATTGAAGACAGTATGAGCGGTATTATGGATGCTGCTAAGAATGCTGCACGTACAATGCAACTGGGTGGTGGCATAGGCTACGACTTCAGTACACTACGGCCTCATGGGGCGCTCATTACGAGCCTAGAGAGCCGTTCTAGTGGCCCTCTGTCCTTTATGGGTATCTTTGATAGCGTCTGTAAGACTATAGCCTCAGCAGGACACCGTAGAGGCGCTCAGATGGGCGTACTAAGGGTGGATCACCCCGATATCGAGAAGTTTATTCGTGCAAAGAACAACAGCACTGACCTAACCCAGTTTAATATCTCAGTAGGGGTTACAGATGACTTCATGGAAGCTGTTAAATCTGACAGTGACTTTGACCTTGTATTTGAAGACCGTATATACAAGACAGTCTCAGCCCGTGCGCTTTGGGATGATATTCTAAGATCAACGTGGGATTGGGCAGAACCCGGAATCCTGTTCATTGATAGAATTAATAAGAAGAACAACCTGTGGTACTGTGAAAAGATTGCAGCCACTAACCCCTGTGGAGAACAGCCGCTGCCACCCTATGGAGCCTGTCTGCTAGGATCGTTCAATCTGACCCAATATATTGTTAAGCACGATGGCAAATATGTGTTTAATATGAATATGTTAAAGAACGACATTCCACACGTTGTACGGGCAATGGACAATGTTGTTGATAGGGCCACGTATCCTCTGCCTGAGCAAGAGCAAGAGGCTAAGAACAAGCGCCGTATGGGTCTAGGAGTAACTGGGGTAGCCAATGCTATCGAAGCTATAGGATTTGAGTATGGTTCTGATGGATTTATTCGTCAGCTAGAGACAATCATGGAAGTGATCCGTAATGGCTGCTACCTGACCTCTGTTGAATTAGCCATTGAGAAGGGTGCATTCCCTCTTTACAACCCTATGTATCTGGATTCTGACTTTGCTAAAACTCTTCCTGAAAATATTCGTGATCTTATCTCCCATCACGGTATCCGTAATAGCCATCTTCTATCAGTCGCACCTACGGGAACTATTTCACTATCAGCAGACAACGTATCCAGCGGTATTGAACCCGTCTTCTCCCATTACTACGATAGAACTATCCAAACCTTCGATGGACCCAAAATAGAACGGGTGGATGACTACGGCTATCGTGAGTTTAAAGTAAAGGGTAAGACTGCGGATGAACTGTCAGTGTTTGATCACGTTAAAGTTCTCAACGTAGCATCACGCTATGTGGACTCTGCCTGTAGTAAAACGTGCAATGTGGGTGATGATGTTTCTTGGGAAGATTTCAAGAGAGTTTACATGGAAGCCTACGATGGCGGTAGCTCAGGCTGCACGACATTTAGAGCTAGTGGTAAACGGTACGGTATTCTTAACGCATCGACCTCTGAGGACGTTGCTGAAAAGGAAATTGTAGAGGATACTACCGACTTCATAGAAGAAGGTGGAGCCTGTTACTATGACCCTTCTACGGGCCTAAGAAAGTGTGAATAAACCATAAAAAAAAGCCCTCTAGCGGTTGACGCTAGGGGCGCTATAAAGTATAAATACAGGTGTAAGGTTGAAGTTGAGTGGTCACCTTGCTAGTTGGTTGAAAGCCCCTTGTAGCGCACATCTACAGGGGGTTTTCTTTATTGTAGATTCATCATCTGTTCATCAAGTGACAGTACTTCTGGTGGCTCTTCATCTCTACTATCACCCTGCAATGCACCGACAGTAGATGTTCTCATATTACTCACTGCTGCATCTCCAGCAGCCAAGGCTCCTTGCTTGGAAAGTTCTCTAGCTATTTCAGCATTACTCATGCCGCTTCCTTGATACTTAGCCAGAAGTTCCTTAGCAGTCTGCATACCTGACTTTGCTCTAGCCGGATTCTTAGAAAGTAATTCCAGAAGTAGAGCAGGGTTACGCATAAGAGTTTCAACTCTTTTAGTATCCGCAGCCAGTGGCAACTTATCGATCTGGCGTTTAACAAACTCAGAACCAATTGCAGCAGCCTGTAGACTGGCATCTCCACGACCAAACATAACACCCAAGTTAGCACCAATAATTCTGGCTACGTTCTTCTGTATGTCTGGAGTTCCCTGTATTACTTGATTGAATACATTAGGGTCTGTGAGAGATCGCTGTATACGAATACCTTCAGCAACCATCTGACCAAGTGTCTCTTGCTCTTGGGGCGAGATAACATTGTTTTGCACCATCAAGTCCATGATAGTCAAATCACCAGTACGTCCACTGAGTGGCTTACCCATGTTGTTCGCCAGTTTAACGAAATCTGGGTTGCCGTCTGCACCTCTAGAGGCTGCAAACAGAACATCCATTGTAGCCAACCTAAAGTCGGTCATTGCATCAGGTAGACCCTGCGCTTCGGCTGCTAGTCTAGCGAATGACTCCGTTGGATTATCACTGGTCAGGGTATCTGATATTGCATTAGGCAGTTTCTCTGAGGAACGCGCTCTGGATAAATCTTCTACAAGACGGGCGGCTGTTCGTTCAGCATCAGCGTAGCCAATCAATTCCTGACGTAGGTTTGGAAAGTCGTTTAGTAGTCTGGCGTTATTAGCCAAGTACTCATCAATCTGTCTGGCAGATATTTGTCCTGTTGAAGGATCACGTAACTTGTAGACAGTAGACCGTAGGAAATCCTCTTGAGCAGTAAACATCTGTGCGCCAAGGTCTTGTCTAACGTCATCCCTTATAACTACTTCTGTGCTTTCACCACCTTCGTTTAACTTAAATTCATCTGTGGCCTCTACTTCAGGAGCATCTGGGCGAGGTCTGTTTGCTCCATAGATGGTATACTCAGGAATAGGATTTTCGGGGTCTAATAAAGTATCATCCCCAATACCCGTTACTTTAATTTCTGGGATAATATCATCATCAGTAGGCATCATCTTAGATGGATCAACATCTGTAGGATCGGCTACGTTATCGGATTGAGTGGCGGG